GTAGTCAGCCATAGTAGCTTCGACATTGGTATGTGCCAATTCCATAGGAGTGACCATGCCATTGCGTGATTTAGTAGATGCAGTTCCTGTTCCGATCTTTTGAAAACGAACAGTGTTTCCGCGCACGTTGCTTACAGTACGAACAGTGTTCCGAAGCTTGGAACCCATACGCTGATAAGCCATATGCACTTCTGACTCAAACTGCTTGATAAAAGCGGTATCAATAGTATTCGCCATTATCCAGTCCTTTCAGTAGTTAAGGTTACGTTGTCCTCGGTTGTCTGCTCGTCATCTCACAGTGATTGTCCTTTCGGGTCACTCAATGGGTTACAGGCCGTGTATATAGATTAATAACATTATTTTTTTGTTTTGCATAGCGACTAAATGCAAGCATCAAATGACCATTAAAACTGTGAAACTCTTCATGAAACTGAAAGCCACACCAGCCTAACCAGTTAATTGTTTCCGCATGATCTAGTGGCACAATATTACCAATAACCTCAAAGTTGCCTTGAAGAAGATTAACAACCTCTTTACAACCTTTTAGAAAAGAAATCTTATTATTGTTTATGTCTTGAGTACCAAGCATCCAAACGCTTCCATTATTGTGTTCAGTAGGCACTGTGCCACACATTGCAATGGGTTCATCATCCAAGCAGATGCTATAAGTTTTTGCAAACGGATCTTCAAATGGCTCAGATAATGCTTCTTCTGGAGTAACACCAAAGATAAAACATTCTCTAGCATCGTTAAATCTAAGCTTGTCTTTTATTTTTTGTACATCAGTGATGGCGGCATCTCTAAGAGATAACCGCCCCACCTCGACATAATTAAGACTAGCCATAAAGCTTACGGAAACCTTCTTCAACTTGGCGTATAAAATTGGCATCGCGTTTTGCTGGGTTGTGATATCTGTCGTCAAGCATCATTTGTTGTAACTCTGCTTCATTAATTTGAGCAACAGGTTGACTTGTTGAGTTTGGTGATTGCTGTTGTAAGTTTTCCATAATAAACTCTAATACTTGAACGCCCTCCGATGTTTCACACATACGCTCAACAGCAGTCATATGCTCTTGTGGAAAGAATTGATTTGCAAATAAACTAACAGATTCAATTCTAGCGTTTGCATTATCACCAAGCTTTCCAACTTCAGAATCATAGTCTGGTACGTCTGAATTTACAGCATCCATGTAAATCTTAATGCCTTGAGCAAATTCGTCTTGGCTCATACCATTTTCATAAGCATGATCAGCCCACCAGTTAAGAAGAGGATTCTCTGGTGCTAACGCTTCATCAATTCCCTCAGGGAGGATATAATCCCCTTTATCTGCTGGACGATTTGCGTAAGCTTCCTTTTCAATTTCCTCCATAAAAGATTTGCGGAAATCCTCTTCCTTCTGACCCAATTTAGATTCCAAAGATGAGTAAGCACTTGCTAAATCCTCTGCTGTTGTAAACTTTTCTGGTAGCCACTCTGGTCTTTCAACTGATGCTGATGACTCTTGAGCAACTTCTTCTTGCATTACTTCGGCATTTGATTCCTGATTATCCATTTGATTTTACCTTATGTCCTGATGCAATTCGTTTTTCAATAAGGGCAACAAGAAACCTCATCCCCTCTAAGTGGCGCAACTCTGCATCACTAATGTTAGCCCCACTTACTGCCTCTATAGTCACTGAACGCAAATAACGCAAGATCTCTTGTCCTGTTGGTGTAGAGAACAAGCTTGCAAAGTTTTGATTTATTTTGTCGTCTTCTTGTTTATTTCTGGTAAAGCCATCAATGCTAATAAAATTAGGCTTGCTCATCAGGCATCATCCCCTGTTGCATCATTTGTTGTTGTTGAGCATATTGCTGTGCGGCGGCAACAATCTGCTGTCGCTCTTCAAGATCACGAATAAGTTTGTCTGGAACACCAAACTTCTTAGCTAAGTAAGCCGCAGTTTCCTCGGAGTTAATCAAAAGATTAGTAATCTCTGGCCCAAATCTACCTTGCACAAGCTCAAGGAATCGCGCAACAGATGTAATATCTTCATTCGCCTGAGCCTGTGCAAGAGGGGAAACTGATCTAACTTTAACTTCTCTGCCATTAATTGTTGGCAATTCAATACGCCCTTGCTTCTTGAGAATATAAACTACACGTTGAAGAACAGGCTGTACCAACTCAGCTTGGAGTCTTCCAAAAGCACTACCAATCCTTCGTGACAAGTCGGCCATACGTTCTGCAACCTCTGTTGCAGTTGCTGGAGTTCTGTCAGGATTACCAAGCATATCATTATACAAAGCCCTTTTAATGTTAAGGCGCATATCTGATAGTACCAGATTTGCAACATCAAAAGAACCAGCCGCACGAATTGGCTCTAGGCCACGGCTATTAGGGGCTTTTGGGATGACAGTTCCAGGGACTAAGTTAATAGTATCGGGATTAACTACGCCGTCATCTTCCATTTGGTAGATACCAGAGATAGCCATCTGTGCATTCTCAAGAATAAGTTCAATGGTAAGATTAGTTGTTTTAATTGCTGATAAAGCATTGATAAGTGGGCCACGCCCATAGATCTCACCAGCACACTTAGACCAACGGAAAGGAACATAAGGATTAGAACCAACGCCCCTGTATTGCTCTTGTACCAGCACATCGCCAGTCTGCATTTCAATAGCATAAAATAAATGCGCTTCTTCATTTTTCTTTGAATAATCACGGCAAACAACTTCCAACACAGTACATTTACTATTTGGTGAGGTTTGCGCCATTGTTTTTAGTTTGTCTGAGATAATAGCTTTTGGATAAAGAATATTAATTTCATTTGCCCTAACCTTACGCTCACGATAAACGTGGTCGATGCGATCATCAGGGCCAACATCCAGCACAACGTGCGGCAAAGGAATGGCTGAGAAGTTGACAGGATTAATAGCATTGCCTTCTGATATATGAAGAACACCTGTTCCAACAGCTAAATCTAAAAAGGATTCATGTATTTCCTGACCGAAGTTAGAGTTTTGAATTACCTCAAACACATAGTCAGTTACTTCATCAAGGTCATTGTCAACAGCATCTCTTTGTTCTGGTGGTACTTCACTACCAGAAGTAAAGTCAGCCCATCGTGCAAAGTTAGGAACAAGACCTTGTTGCAAGCGTGAAGCAAACTCTTGAACGCCAACAACAGCAGTCTCATCAAAGATCTTATCGTCACGCCTCTGACCAATAGCCTCAGCATAAAAAGATTCTCTTTGCGGCAGAGCGTATTCATAACACTCTTCAAACAAAGGAATAAAGTTTTCCCTTAATGTTTTGGCGGCTTGATACTTTGCAATATACGTCTTAGCAATGTTAGATGTATTTTGCGGAAGAGGTAAATCATTAGATACAATCATTTTTTATACTCGTTGTAAAAGCCCATGCCGCCGCCACTGCTTGTAATTAAGGAACGCCTACCAGTGCCACCTCTAATCCCAGATACTCTACGCTCAAGAGCCTCTTGTTTTATAGTCTTACGCTCTACTTCAGCCTTTGCAGTATCTTCTTCTCTTTGTGCTTTAACAGCAGGATCTTCTGCTGGTGGTTTTGGACTGCTAAAAATACACATAATTACCTCACATTCTAGCCCACAAGCCTTGCCGTCTTGACCTTTTAGGGCTACGATCAAAAACATCAAAGCCTTTCTTTGCATTAAAAGCAGAGAGTGGCTTTTGATTACTCATCAATTGTCTTCCTTCTCCAGCACCTAGCATAAGATACTGCAAAGCATCATGAACATGAGAATACATATTTTTTTCTGGTTTGTCATCAAACCTTTCACCAGATACCTGTAACCTCTTGTAAGAGTACCCACCCTCAAAGCCTTTAATCAAAGTTGGGCAACGCCTATCAATCAAGAATGCTGGTTTACCTTCTACCATTTTATTGAGACAAGAGCTAACAGATTCTAATCTAAGATCAACAGAGTTACTAGGTGCTGGCGTTGCTCTTAGCCCAGCCCCTCTTAATATCTGAAACGGCGTTGACTCATCTGTTTGTGCGCGGAAGTCACCAGCAGGGTCGCCATAAATATGCACATCAAGATTAGCAAAGCGTGTTGCAATCTCTTGTCTAAGCATCTCAGCAAATCTAACAATGCCCATATCAATAGCAACAATCTCAGATTGAATAAGCCAACGTCCTCGAACCTTTTGCCCAAAGACAGCCGCAGGAGTTAATCCAAAGTCAATACCAATATACAATGGAACGCCATCAGCAATTGGTATTTCTTCTTTTGCAATATGAGTGTCAGCAACAAAACTAGGATACACAGGCTTACCCTCTTGAATAGTGCCGAGTCTATTCATTACATAGACATCAATCCAACTCTTTGTCTTACCACGAATAAGATTTGGATAATAGGTTTGAAGCATATGTTTTTTGTTTTCAGCAGACTTGTTTGGCACATAATCTAAGATGCCACCATCCTTATCAGTCTCTTCTAACATTCCTGCTGGTTGAACATAGAAGTTCCAGTTGTCAGGCTTAACAAGCATTCTTGCTTGCTCAATAGGAATGTGATCAGGAATAGGAACTTCGCCAGACATAATAGGCCACCAGTGATCTTCTTCTGGTGCGTTGGTATCTGCAATAACACCAGACCAACTAGGGCCGCCCTCTCTCATAGAAGGAAAACGACCAACACGCATAGTACACGCATCAATAATTGACTTGGGGACTTCCCTTGCCTCGTTAATCCAAATGCCAGTTAATTCAAGAGACAAAAGTTTCTTGACATCTTCTGGTCTATCAAGGGCAAGGAAGATAACCTCAAGATCAATGTCAGCTTTTTTAATGTGGTGAGTATAAGGAACAGACCAATGAAACTTACCCCAGTCGTTCTCAGGAAACCAGTCAAGCCAAGTCTTAATGGTGGTTGTTCTAAGCTGTGGGTTGGTATTTCTTATGATAGCCCATCGACTACGGCGAATACCATCAGCATTCTTTTGTTGTTGCAAAGCGCGGCGAAAGACCTCGATGCAACAACCTACTGACTTTCCAGAACCAACTGGGCCACGAATACCCCGAAAGAACGAATCATCTTTGAGAAACGATTTAAGAACTTCGCCATCTGGTTTATACTTAAAGTTGGTCAACCCTGTGATCCGTTCCGAACTTAATCATACGTTCAACAACCTCAGGGCCAATAACGGAAATAACTTTGTCAGCCTCTCGGTCTGTGCAAAATTCTTTTGGGTGGTGAGCAAGGTGTACCTTCTTCACTATTGTGCGAAGCATATCTCGCTCTTGTCTATTAAGTGTGTGTAAGAAACTCATCGGTACGCTTTTGTTTTCTTGGCTACAT